GAAAGGCGAAGGTAATGGCTACGGTAGCAGTAACAGCAAGGACGCAGGCCTCGGTGAGTGAGAAGACCGCTCGCTCCAAGGGGTCTAAGGTCGCAGTGACGGCGCGTAGCAAAGGTTCAGTAAGTGCTGTAACAGCAAGATGAGTGTAGAATACATACTGGATAGAGCAGGGAAGAAGCTGGGGATTAATCCGAACGATAATCACCAGCGTTCCATTATGCTGGACTACCTCAACGAGGGGGCGCAGGAACTCTACGAGGAATCTGATATGGTCGGGAGTCTTGTGGAGGACTCCTTCTACGTCCAAGGTAACAAGACTATAGCCCTCCCCAGTAACGTAAGTTCTGTACGGGCCATACGGGAGAAGGAAAGCAAGTACCCTTGGAACCTGTCCAACCTAACAGAACGCTACTCCCGCAATAATATATCGCAGGAGGACAGAACGTGGCGCATCAAGGGCTACGAGCCGTTCAAGGTAACTCCCACCAGCTTTTCGGGTATGAAAGCCGTGGCTACTGCTGCCATGTCGTCCATAACTCTGACTGTTGTCGGGTCAGCTTCTGGTATAACAAAGGCTTTTGAGGATGTTGCTTTGAGTAGCACCAGCAATGCCTTTTCTACCACGTTTACCTCGATAGAGTCCATTATCAAGTCGGATGTCTGCACCTACGACATCAGCATAAAACAGTCGGACGACACCGTGGTTGCGGTCATACCCAACAACGAAAAGGAATCTCGCTATCTTATCGTGGATGTCAGCAAGTACCCATGGGAATCTGACGCGGCAGCGGACGACGAGCATACGCTGGAGGTACTCTATAAGGAGAAGCTTCCTTACCTTAGCAAGGACAGCGACGAGTTCCCGGCAGATGGTTACGATAACATCATCGTGAACAAGGTGATGCAGCTTTATATGGAGGAGCAGGGCAAGATCGAGGAGGCCATGCTGTACGACAAGAAAGCCTCTCGGAGTATGGGCAGGCGCAATGCAGACCTCGAACGTGGTCAGTTGCAGAAGGTCAGGTTCGACAAGCATCCGCACGACAAACTTAGTGTGTCCCTTCTTAACAAGTATACGAAATCATCCAGAGCAACAGGGCTTTTCTGATGGCGGATTTTATACAACGGTCTTTTGGTGGCGGAATGAATCTAAGTGTCGATGACACACGGGTTCCTGAAGATGCCTACAGGCTGGCGTTTAATGTTAGAAATCGGCACGATGCGCTGGAGGCCATCAAAAAGTCGAAGGTGTATGATACTGACCAGTTCTTTCCTGTGATAGCTAATCCCGGGGCTTACACATCTACAGACCCAAAGGTACAGGGGATAATCTTTGTAGACCCGTACTTCTTTATCTTTGTGGATGGCGTCTGTCTCAAGAAGTCCAAAGACGCAGAGGCTCTCTCGGTAGTCTGGAGTACCACAAGTACACACGTAAAACCTGTAGCGTATGCTACTGGCGTTACCACAGGTACAGGCACGATAAGACTTTCAACCACGGCAGAGTTTGTCCATACAGTAGTAGTTCCGCCCTCGTACGACAACTTTGCAGCCAAGTCTACCTCATCGGACAACCCCAACGTGGGCGCACAGTCAGACTACACTAAGCGGATACCCCCAACAGTCGCAGGTATCGTCGTACAGGATGGCACTAACCAACCCAATTTGATCGAGATAGCCGCAGATACCACGGTTACAGCCAGACAGTTGATGGGCTATGACCAGTGGCAGAACTATTACGTTACGATAAACAATAGCAACGGTTACGCTACAGGTACGTGGGCTTTCGCTGTGGATGCTTTGCCTGTGGATATTGACGCTGGTTCTGTGATTAAGTTTGCTGGTGGGGGTTCAATTACAACTTCTTTTGATGCCGTTGCCAGTGCTACTGCATTTGTAGGTGTGTTAACTGGCAATAGGGTTGAGAATGACGAGCTGGGGGTTGTTGGTTTCCGTGAGTATGTGCCGATAGGCAAGCAGATGGCACATCACGGTGGTAAGTTGTATGTGGCCTCCGTTGACGGGACGAAACTCTACCATAGTGTTAGTGGGCGTCCTCTGGATTTCATGATTCCGCTGAACGAGTCTGGCGGTAAGATACACGCCAAGGAAGCCATAGGCGGTGTCGAGGCTGTAGCCTACACGATAAGCAACGATCCAATAACCTGCTTGCGTTCCCTGAACACGGAGGAACTCTTTGTTGGTGCGGCAAACTCAAGCTACGCCATTAAGCCCGACATAACGAACACGATCTTCGGTGAGCCGACTTTCACCAAGAAGTATCTGTTTAGCACGGGGCCGGTGAATCACAACTCGTTTGTGGACTTGCTGGGTGACTTTGCCTTCATAGACCAGCACGGGATACGCTCTTTCAACGCGGTACAGCAGGCTGAAGCCTTGGCCAGAAACGACATCTTCTCTCGTCCGATCTCTGATATATTCAAAGGCGTTCTACAGGATGGCACTTTCCAGTGTGCAATAATCCACGATGGTTACGCGCTATTCCACCTGCTGACCAATCTCCCGCAGCAGCAGGTAACTGTGGTCTACGATATGGCCACCAAGAAGTTTGTGAGTCTGGATATGCACGATGACTCAGGGAATGGAATAGAAAGCTGGGACGGAGATAGTGCTTCTAATATTGCCACACACAAGAGTGTATTATGCAAACCGATTCGGGACATGGCTGTGGGTGTCACGACAGCAGGTGTTCAGGCTTTGTACGCAGTAACCGATGACCCAAACTCGCAGGGCTTTTGGTTGAAGCAGCTTTATGGTGCTGAAGAGTATGATCTTGCCATCGTGGAGACTAAAAGTTTCTGTTCGCAAGACCCCAAGATTGAGATAAAGCCTTTGAGCATCAATGTTTTGTTCAACAAGCCTTTTAACATCTTCAACAATTTCAAGATAAACAACGCAAGTGGATACCCACCCGGTAAGTATCCTACGGGTTTGTCTTCTGCTGCATCCAACTACATAACCGTAGATGGTTTCAAGGAGGGTAGTACGGGTGTTACCTCAAGCAGTTTTCCGCCACATGATTCAACACTCTTTTTTGATAACGGAGCTACTCTCGCATTTAAGGTCTTTGCAGAGGCGGGTACAGTAGGCACGAAATTCGGTTTTTCTAGCACCGCCGCAACAGGAATCTTGTCAAACAAGGGCGTGGACGATGACGCACTGGGCTATAACGCTGGATTTTTTGCTGTCTCTCAGTATGTGGATGACGCGAGAACTGCCGGTGTAAACGGTGGTTTTCAGGTAAGAAGCATTCCGCTGATAAGGTCAGGGCTGAAGTATCCTGTCACTTACCCCTCCGAAATCAACACAAATACACACGCAAACATGACTTTTAACTATCAATCTAGTAGCCAAGGCTGGAAGGTCTCTTTCAAGTTGTACTTGAAGGGTTCGCCTAAAATGTCTACGTTACGCATACAAACCAAGGATGTGACGCTGAAGTCGTCACTCATTAACCAAGCATACTCAGCATGATATGCCAATAGCAGTAACAAGTGCGATAAGTAAGACGGACACTGTGACTTTGTTCACTAGCAAGGATGACTTTGACAGTTGGTTAGACGGGATTGCCGTGCCAGATGCGACGACCTCGGCAAGGGGTGTGGTACTTAAAGGCGTGGCTGTAACAAACCCGTCAGGGGATAGTGCAGCAAATAATCAAACGGCAATTATAGCGTTGCTGGCGAGTTTGAGAACGGCAGGGGTAATAACATCATAAGGAGATAGAGCTATGGGAAATGGATTACTTGGAACAGGCATCGGTTGGGATGACATTATCCCCGGTTTAATTAACTATGGTGTAGGTAAGGCAACAGAGACATCTCCTAAAGATGTAGGCGAGGACTACGGTAAGGCTTACGCGGAGTCATACCCACGTATAATGGGGGCGCATCGTGACGAGGTAGAAGCCATGCTGCAGAAAGACCTCAATATGCAGAGGCAGTTCACCCCTCAACAACAACGTCTAGCTTGGGAAACTGCACAAGGTAGCGAGGGTATCAAAGACTATAAACCGGGATTTGTACCCGGTGCGGTTGATTACGTAGGTCTTGAGGGCGAGGCAGACCATTGGAAACGTAGGCTGGCTGCTGGTACAGATAAGACCATCATGGATCTTCAAGGGCCAGAGATGGCTCAGAACGTAATGGATCAGTTGGCTGTAACTGACCAACCGTGGTTGCAGACCAGAGAGACAGGGAGACAGAAGGTACAAGACCTTCTCGGTAGTATAAACATGAGCGGTCTTTCTGGTGGTGAGCGTGCAGAGATTGAGCGTATGAACGCACGACGGAATATGCAGAGAGGTTCAGCCGGTGGTGGTGGAAACCTCACGGCTATAGAGAACGCCATGCAGTTTGGTTCTGCGCTAGACCGCAAGAGGGCTGCGTTGGGTAACGCCTTGAATACAGCCACAAATTTCATGGCAGGCTCGCGCTCAGGTTTCGATCCTGTACAGGCCACCCTAGGCAGGGGTAGCGGCACTAACCAGATAGCCGCAGGATTCCAAGGTGTGCAGCCGGTGCAGAACTACTCTAACCAGATGCCGAGTTTGCCTACTAATATAATGACAGGTACAAATCAAGGTGGTTTATTGGGTACGCTGAAACAAGGTAAGAGCGTCATAGATCAATGGCTTGGCAATTAAGGACTATAAAATGGCAAACAATTTTTCAAACTTATTGGGTCAGATAGCAAGCCCCTTTTATGAGGGCAGACCTCTCGACGAAGAGGAGCGTAGGTTAATGGAGGAGTTACGCGCTCAAGGTGCGTATGTCCCGCAGCAGCGTAAGGTGTCTCCGTTTGGTTACGGTAGTGGTCGCCAGCGTAGGGAAGATTTAACTGCTATACGTGCTGCGATACGGCCTGAGCAGCAGCGTAAGATGAATGATCTTATGCGGCAGCGTAGCGAGGGTGCAAGACGGGCTGCTGCTGTAGAGAAGTTTAACCAAGAACAAGACTTTGCTAATCAGCTTATACGGCAGAATAGGGCGAGGCAGATTGCAGACGAAGAGACTCGGCAGCGTTTGGGAGGTTTGCCTACAACTACGCCACAGCAACGGTTTGCTGCGGATCAAGCACAAGGAACAGGCCCATCTATGATGTATAGGTCTGCAGAAGAGTACGCAAAAGACGCGCCACCACAGATAACTGATCGTCAAAAGGCAGAACTTGCTGTGTTGCAGCGTGAGATAACCCCGTCTTTGACACAGGCTGAGGCGTTGAAGCAGGCGCAACAAAAGACTGTAACAGGCCAAATAGATGTGGAGACCAAAAGACGCGCTGGCGAATTAGCCAAGCAGGTACACATAAATCTCCCCAGTGATTACGCAAAGAGGGTGGCTGACAGTCAAGTCTTGGGCTTGGAGCTTAAAACATTGTTGGACACACACCGTCTTGCCGTATCCCAAAAGGTGGGTGAAAAACTGATGCAAACGGAAGCTGATGCGAGTATAGCTACCAAGAAACAGGAAATCGTGGCGATTGAGTCTCTTGAATCGTGGCTTGTTAATACAGCCGAGGG